ACCTCCTCAGGGAACCAGGCCACGGGGTGGCCGCCAACCAAAACGCCGACGGCCACCACCCGGGTCACTTGCTGGTGATCTTCACGAACGCGCGCGGGTCACGCAGGACCCAGCCGAACTGGGCCTCAGCGAGGATCGCACCCATGTTGCGATCGAAGAGGTCAACACCACCGGCGCGCTCGGTCGCCTTACGGTAGGTGATGGTCTCAACGAAGCCGAGACGCAGGGCATCCTTGAAGTCTCCACCAATACCGAGAAGCTTCGCGGCCGGGGTCTTGGCCTTCTCATAGCCGGAGACGGCACGAGAGTAGGTAGCCGGGACACCCAGGACGGTACCGAACTTCGCGGTGATGTCGGGAGCCTGCTGGTAGAGCGGACGACCCTGAGCATCCAGGGCGTTCACCAGGTTGCTGCGGAACTTCGGGGCCAGGAGGAAGTGGTCGAACCCAAACTCAGCCTCGTCAGCGTCATCCAGCACAACCTTGTCATAGGCGGCGGACAGCTGCTTGGTGAAGTAGCCGGTAGCGGTCGAAGCCAGGTCCAGCTCCTGCACCTTCGTGGTAGAGGTCAGGGCCTCCTTCCCGGCGATAGCAGTACCGGTGTTCGCGTCAATGCCGTGAATGACGGCAGTGTCAATAGCGCGAGCAATAGCCTCACCGAGGGCGCGCTGAATACGCGAGTACTCGCCGAGCGGGTCAGCCTTGGCGGTCTCCTCCGAGTAGAGGATCATCACAGCGGCCTTGACGGGAGTGACGGTCTTAACCTTGCTGGACAGGGTGGCGACCGGCTTCAGGCCACCCTCCTGCACGATACCAGCGGTAGGCTGACCGACCGGGATCGGGATGGCGGTACCGTTGATGGAGACCGGGACGCTACCAGCGAGGGACTGGACGACAGAGCCGTTCATGGCGTTGTCCCAGATGCCCTTTACGACGGTCTTGGGAAACGCGGCCTCATTCCCGGCGTTAGCGCCGAGAATCTTGGATACGGTCTCGACCTTGGTTTCGTTGTCGGGGTTGTACGCAGGTGCAGGCATTAGCCCTCCTTACTGGTCTGCGAGACCGAAGAACCCGAGCGCCTCGCTCAGTCCGTCATCCTCGGTCTCAAGGTCTGCATCCACCGCAGGGTCGCGGGGGACTGAAGGCGCGGGGGCAGCGTCTGCCTGCTCGCGCAGCGTGGCGAGGGCGTCTACCTGCTCCTGCCACGAGTCTTTGTCGCCGGTGAGGAATGAGGCGAAGCGGGCCGGAATGTTGGCCTTGGAGAGGAGACTCTCCTTCTCGGAGAGTTCGGCGGCGGCGCGCTCGGCGGCCTCCTTCGCCTCCAGCTTCTCGGTGAGTGCGGCCAGCTGGGCGCGCAGCTCGCTCACCTCATCCTGAGTAGTCTCCGCATCATCCTTCGGCGCTTCCTCCGCAGGAGTCTCCTCGTCCTTCGCAGGAGCCTCAACGGGGGCCTCCTCAGTATGCTCGATGGGGTAGTCGGTGGTTGAGATAGGTCCGTCAGTCTCTTCAACGACGGAGGGCTCAGGCGCGGGGGTGTCGCTCATTTGCGCTCCTTCAGCTTCTCCCGGAAGTACTTGTCCATTGCGCGCCTAGCATCCTCCCCGTGGAGGTCTTGGTCGCGCACAACCTCATTGTACACACGTTCGAATCCGACCTGCTGCTCCTTCCCCTCCCAGTGCTTGGAAGTGAAAACCGGAACACACGTGCAAAAACATCGATCGTGGTACCTGTCAGCCCGAATGCCCGCCGACTCGGACGACTTATAGACAGGGCCGCGAGAGGCGAGCATCGCGCAGAAACCGCAGGGGCCATTCTTGTTGGGATGTGTCACACGGGCGAAAGCGAATGGGCGTGCGATCAACTCGCCACGGGAATTGCGGCGGTACTTGTCAGGCACGTCGGAGAACACCTTCATGCCGCGGTGCCGCTCCTTAACGAGCTCCTCCTCATCCAGGGTGCGCACAGCCTCCTCGATCCGGTCGGCGACCTTCTCGAACGCCTCCTCGAGAGTCATGCGCGGACGGCGACGGGCCTCGACCTTCTCGACGTCCTCGACGATCGCCTTCTGGGCGCGCTCAGAGAACTCCTCCAGGTCTTTCGCCAAGTCATCCAGGGCACCCTCAATGAGGTCAATGGAGGATGGCGCGGTATCGGTAGCGTCAGCCACTGTTCGACGGGCAGCAGCCAGCACATGCCCCTCCAGAGTGCGCTCCAAGCGCCTCATCCCCTCAGGGGAATCCAGCGCCCCCTGCACGTCACGGATGGTGCGATCGATGGTCTTAGGGCTATAGCCCGGCTGGGGTGGCACCCACGACTCGGGAACCCCTGCCTTGCGGGCCTGGCCACGCAGGAACAGGGCGGCGGCCGACCATGCTTGCTTACGGGCCTGCCACATGATCGGCGTCAGCAGTTCCCCCACATGCTCCCTAGGGGGAGGCTCAGGAAGGTTCTCCAGGGGGCGCAGAGTATCCTCAACGCGGCGCCTGAACAGCATGACGATGCTGCGCAGGATGCTGTAGAACAGGGCCTCACTCACCCTCGGGGGCCTCCTCCTGATCCTCGGGGACCTCAGGGGCCTCCGGCATGTCCACGCCCGCCTGGGCGTCCATCTTCTCCTCGCGACCCTTCTCGCGGCGCAGCTGCTCCGGGGTGAGGTGCAGGAACTCGCGGGCCGTCTCATCCCCGATAATCCCCTGACTGTGGGCCTGGAGGGCATTAGCCATCTGCGCGGAGGTCGAGGGGGCGGCGGCGTCACGCCACGTCACCTCAAGGGCCTCCAGCCCATCCAGGGGCATCCCGTTCGCCTGAGCGACGATCCGACCGACACGCTCGAGGGCGTCACTGAACTGGCGCTGCTTGTTCTCCGCGCGGGCGATCAGGCGGTCCTTCGCCACACGCAGGGCCTCAGCGCTGGTGGGGTTGTTGTCCGAGGAGACACCCATCATCGACGGGGGAATGCCCGTCATGGCGGACAGCTGGAGAGCGTAAGACCGGTACGTGTTGATGAACGGGTCCAGCGCCATTCCGGTGAGCTGCTTCACGTCACCGCCGGAGGGTATGGCGATCAGGTTACCCATGTACGCCTGCATCTTGTCCGGGTGCTGCGCCAGCATCTCCGCCGCCCCATCACCCACGACGGCACGCATAGGGGAGGAGGCAACCTCCTGCGCCACCTGAAGGTTCGTCAACGTCCTCGAGGCGGCGTCAATGACTGAGGTGAGCTCACGCAGGTCAGAGCGACCATACTTGTCAGACAGGCGAGCCCGATTGAACATGGGGACGATCGACGCACCCCACTGGTCCTCGCGCCCCTGGCCGACGCTCTTCCAGTCGTACTTGCCTTTGACGTAGAACTCCACACCATCGGGCGTGTAGTAGGTGGCACCCACATTCCCGTCATCTCGGCGGTAGAGGACCACGCCCTCGACGACCTCGCCGCGGAAGTTGATGCGCACGCGGGCGTGCTTAGCGTCCACCGCGCGGATGGAAGCGAACTCATGCTCATCATCCGGTGGGGCAATCACCCAATAAGCGGCACCAGCACTAATGGCCTCAGCAGCAGCCAGGTTGAACTGGGAATCCATGTCGTTCGCCTGCCACGTCTTCCGCAGCAGCTCCACCACGCCCAGCTTGTCGTCATCGGCAACGCGGTACCCGTCGGGGATCAGAATCTCCGTGAGCACATCCACGGCCATCTTGGCGAACGGGGCCTGAATCTCCAGGACCCGGGCCTTCGCGGGGAGGCTGATGCCCACCGCGTCAAGGCGCCGCTTCCCCTCATAGTAGCCCTCATAGGTGATAGGGCGGTAGGCGCCGGACGAGAACTTGTCGATCATCTTCTGGAAGCTCACATGAACACCTTCCACTCACCACGAGGAGCAGTGAGATCGGCCCACTCCTTCGAGTTCTTCACGTGTCTGTACAGCATTCTAGCGCCGATCATGCACACAGCCAGGTCGATCTTCTTGCTGGACTTGGGGGATTCCTTCTTCACTGACCAGCGGCCCTTGAACTCGTTCACGCGACAGTTCGACACATGCTCACCCAGAGCCGAGTCGCCGTCATGGGTGAATGTCTGCTGCTGAATCTCCGTGAATGCCGTCTCCGCCGCCTCGGCGAACTGGTATGCGTGCGACCGCATGTCCCAGGCGATAGGAGACGCAGACATGCCACCGCGGACAGCTGGGACGATCAGGCGGTCACCGAACTCCTCCGGCCAGGCGGTGCGCGTGAACGACTCCCACTCGCGGACGTCAGCCCAGAACGCGACCACATTGTACGTGTCGAACGCCTTCCTGACCCCCGCATCCACGGCGGCCACATTCACCACGCCGAGCGGCTTCTCCGGCTTCCAGTGCCCAATCTTGAAGATGTGGCCGTCCTCCATGCAGCACCCCACGAGGGCTGTGTGGTCGTTGGACTTGGAGCCGTCGAAGAACATGACGATCCGCTCCCCAGGCTCCACCTTCCGGTCAGGCTTACGGAGCTGTGTCCACTCCTCCAGGGTGATCCATGACGCCTCCGCAGCGTTCGGGCGGTTCAGGAAGAAGCGGATCGACCGCGACTCGGGGTACTCGGGGGACCAAATCTGCTCCTTGATGGAGTCGAGGTTCACCCACGGGCAGTCCTCGTACACGTACTGGAGGGCCTCCGTGAGCCCAACCTGCCCCTCCTCGGGCTCATCCGTCAGGACCGTGTTCGGGGGAGCAATACGCGCATCGTAGAGGACCTTTGTCTTACCTCGCGTGAGACCATCCTCCTGATCGCACCACGCCTCGAAGATCGCCTCAGCCGACGACTGCTCGCCCGGCACCCACGCATTGCAGGTACCCATGAATCGGCCGCCCATCTTCGCGGCGTTCTGCTGGATCGTCTGCAACATGGCCGGCCCGCCCTGTGCGGGCAGCCAGTGCTCGAGCTCATCCCCCACGACGAAGGACACCTCGCCACCCTCCATCGAGTGGGCGGAGGAAGTCATCTGCTGGAGCTTCCCCCCGCCCGGCGTCTCGATGAACGTCTTCGCTACCTCGAGGTCGTACTTGCGGGCGAGCGACCCCTTCTTCTGGCAGAACGCCCTGACCATGCGGATAGTATTCTGGGTTTGAGCCTCCGACGTAGCTACGATCTGCACCAGCGGCATACTCATAGGCTTCGCGCGCACCCCAAACGGCTCATGGCGATCGAAGCCGTCGAACCGGCAAGGGCCGAGAAGCTCAAACAGGCACAGCGCGGCAGCGAACGGGGAGTTATGGGTAACCACCATCGTCTCCCCAACCAGATACAGGCCATCCTCAGCCTCCACAGTGATGCAGCGAGCATCAACCGGAGGGACTCGGTGGACGTTGACGATGGTTCGCCCGTTCTGGAAGCTTCCTAGAACCTCTTCGGGCACCCCTTGGGCGCGCAACTCCTCCTTGTCGACGTCGGGGAGGCGGAGATTGAAGCGCCCTTCGCGAGCCATGGCGCGCACATCGAGAGTGCGGCGCTTGCGTTTGGCTGAACCAACGAACTCATCCACCGTGAACAGATGCTCACCAGTGGCAGTAAGGACCGTCCCGTCAGAGAGCTCCACTTCCCATGTGTCCCACTGCCCTACGGGATGCAGTTGCGTAACGCGTGTCGGCTTGCCGGAAGGATGGAAGACGTAATCTCCCTCGCGCAGGGTTCCTATAGTCTTCCATCCGTCAGTCGTCAAGATTTTGTGACGCAGATCATTCG